CTGGTTCTGGCGCTGGCGCTACCGGCGCGCTGGCGCTACCGGCGCGCTGGCGTCCTGGCGCTGTAATGTGCTAGTGCTGATCTGTATTAGTAGCGCTGGCGCTGGTGGCGCGCTGGCGTCCTGGCGCGCTGGCGTCCTGGCGCGCTGGCGTCCTGGCGCGCTGGCGCTGGTGGCGCTGGTTCTGGCGCTGGCGCTACCGGCGCGCTGGCGCTACCGGCGCGCTGGCGTCCTGGCGCGCTGGCGCTGGTGGCGCTGGTTCTGGCGCTGGCGCTACCGGCGCGCTGGCGCTACCGGCGCGCTGGCGTCCTGGCGCTGTAATGTGCTAGTGCTGATCTGTATTAGTAGCGCTGGCGCTGGCCGCATCAGCGCGCTGATACATTTAGAACATATGTTTCTAAATGCTCGCATACGCTTAGAACATATGTTCCCAAATACTCGCATACGCTTAGAACATATGTTCCCAATCATCAGGAAACGAACTATCGCGCGCCAACCGGAAACATCCTAGGCCAGGCCACGCCCCGCCTTTCTCGCACGGCTCACAAATAATGGCCTCCGATCTGTTCGAAGTAACACGATCGGCCATCGCCAATCAGCCGCCGTCAATCGCTCACGTGACCAATGCTGAACCTCAACGGTCCGTCCGTCATGCCTCTCACACTCGCCAACGCTCGCGGTTCAACGCTCACCGATTGACGCCATCGCGCGGTAATCCGCGCTGCAATGCTCTTGGCGCGGATCATAAAAAGCTGCCAGTCGTATGACTGGCAGCTTTTGCTTTTTGGCTCTAAGCGTGTCTATTTACGCATCAGGCCAACTCGCTTTCGCTTCGGCTTCAGCAATTTGACGAAGCTGTCTGTGATATCGATTGTCTCCTGATGATCACGCTCAGGATCAAATACGAGAAACGCCCGCGCGACATCGTATCGCAATTCGTCCTGAAGGGCCGCATGTGCCAATCGCAATAAATCGCGCGGTGCACGGTGCGCGATCATATCGCGAAACTCACGCTCCGTTTCATCGTTCCAATTTGAATTATAGGCACCAGCACGGCCGAGCGCGCGGCCTGACGGTTCGATGTATCGCAACATTACATTGATGCCATGGTTGGCGCACGCGACCACAACCTCGGCGCAGATATACGCTGACGATGGGCCGTACACCGGCAAGGCAACGTATCGGCTCATATTCCACCTCCATTCGTTATTGGTTTTGGCTGTTCCCGAGCGCGACCATAAACTCGCGCTCGTAAAACTCTAATATGGCCTGATAGGATGTGTAGCCTAGCCTCACCGCGATTTGCAGAGGCATCACGCGAAGGTTCAGGTGCTCCGTCTGCGCATAGATATCAACGTTGCCATCGCCATCAATCACGCTGCCGATGCGCGCACGTGCCTGTTCCTCGGCATCGCGCATGTTGCTAGAGATGGCCATAATGTGCCATCCGCTCGCGCTGTTTGTCGTAGTCAGCGCCACGTAACTACGTCTCGCCATCGTTTCACCTCCTAGCATGATTCATCGCATTACGTGCCAATGGATGGCACACCGGCAGGATATAGATCACTTGCCATATCGCATCGCCAACCGGCGTTGCCTTCGAAACACGTTCGATAAACTCAAACACATCATTGCGCGGTGCGACTGCTACGATTGGTGGCCTCTCGCACGCAATCAATCGCAACAATACGCGACGCTCACGCGTTGTAAAGCTGCGCAGGTGTTCAGCCAGCGTGTCTAGGAATTCATTACCAGCATCCAACATAAGCGCGATATCGCTGTTTTGCATTGTTGCCATCGCATCACCTCCTATGGTTGCTCCCGTATCCGCCACGGCCGCGATTCCGGAACGTGCGCCACGGCCGCGATTCCGGAACGTGCGCCACGGCCGCGATTCCGCGACGCCTAATCATCCTCGTTGAGCATACGATGAATCCAAAAGTCTACATCGTATGCCTCAACCTCACATCGCTGTAGAAGACCACAATCAATCAATGCATCAACGATCTCTTCGACAGTTTGCCAGTCACGTCTTCCCTGCGCGCGCAGGTCTCCGATCACGTCATTAGGATCAAGATGCTGAACGATAAACGCGTGCATTGTGTCGCAGCATCGGCACGGTGTGCGCTTCGCCATATGTCACCTCCGACGTTTACTGATAGATTCCCCTTCGCGCACGCTCTAGGTGCCGAAACACCGTCCGGCGTGACATGCCTAATTGACGTGCGATATCCTCGGCTTTAACGCCATTCTCGGACAGGTTGATTACCTTCCACATTCTGTACATTGACATTGCCTGTTTTTGTTTCATATCGTACCGACACTTCGGCAATGGGCACGTCAGGCAATCGTCAAAGAAAGAGCAACCGTTATACTCAAGTTTCGCCATATTACACCTCCGCCGTCTTCGTCTCTTTTTCCTCAACCGAAGCGAGGTAATCGATCACTTCGTCAATCAGGCCATCGCCCGTGATCTCGCCATCCGTTGCCATCTGTACAATGGCCAGCTTCGATTGAAGCAATCGATAAATAACACTATCGATTGTGTCTTCGGCCAGTAGGTAATATGCGGTGACATTCTCACGCTGTCCGATACGGTGGCACCGATCCTCGGCCTGAAGGTGATCGGCAGGCCGCCATGCCAGTTCGACAAATGCAACATGGCTGGCAGCCGTGAGCGTAATACCAACACCGGCAGCGTGCAACGAACACACAATGACCCGACACTGCGGATCAACCTGGAACCGCTCAATCGCGCGCTGACGTTCGTCAGACGGATCACCGCCCTTGATCGCGGTTACTCCGTACGGCGTCAATGCCTCGCATAGACGATCAATAACGTCTCGGTGAATTGCAAATAACACAATCTTTTTGTCTGAGGAATCCAAAAACTCGCAAATCCAATCGATCACGAATGGCAGCTTACCGTTCGCGGAAAGCTGTTTTAGTTTCTCAATACGTACGAGATGCTCGGCACGCTTTGCGCGCCGCGCGGCATCATCACCGGCGGTCAATCGGAGGTATTGAATGAGATCACGCTCGGCAGCGCGATATTCACCGCAATTGCTCAATGGCAATAGCACCATGGCGCGTGTTTTGTCTGGCAACTCTGACAAGACATCCTCCTTCAATCGCCTGACCATACACAGTTTACGCAGTTTCTCATTCAACTCTTGTAATCGCTTTGGCGATGGTGTACCAAACTGCCACCCAAACCGACCTTTAAAGCCGCTGCAATAGTAGGTGACGTATTTGTGCCATCCGCCGAAGTGATCCAAATAACCGAGAATCTTCAACGGCTCAACTAACTCAACCGGTCGGTTGAGGATTGGCGTTCCGGTCAGCATCAAGAGGTATTCCGGATGCGACGCAGACACAATTGTTTTGAACGCTTTTGTTCGCTTCGCGTCACCGTTTTTCAGGTAATGAGATTCGTCTGCAACTATCACAGATGGTTTCCACAAAGAAAGCTTGTGACGGTGCTTATCTAACAAATCGTAATTGATGATAATCGTGCGCGCCGTTGGATCGATCAAATCAGCGCCATTCATGATTACCTGCGCACGCTCTCCGGTGGCACGCTCTATCTCATACTGCCAGTTCCGTTTGACAACGGCCGGACAGACAATCAATGCGCGCGCATCAGGTTTCGATTGGCGAACTAATGCAATTAGACCGATAGCTTGTAATGTTTTTCCTAATCCCATATCATCGGCAATAATCGCACGCTTTGCACGCGTTGCATACTCTACACCAGCAACCTGGAACGGATACAGTTTCACGTTTAGTGGCACTATCAATTCGCTGTGGGTTGCCTGACTCTGCGCGAGCCGACGTGATTGTTCCTCGATCTCCGCCACAGCCGCATCTCGGAGATTAGCTAACAATCGCGCGGTGCGATCAGAGACGTTGAATTGATAGATGCTGGCAAACTCCAACAGTCTATCGATCTGTTTGATCCGCTCTTCGGGATCGCGATTAAGCGCCGTGACGTCGAAGCGCCATGTGCGGTGTTCCGGTGACCATCGCGCTGGTACAATCCGCGTCAATTCAGCGTTGATCGCGCGATTGTACTCATAGAAGAGGTAAACGAATTGATTGTCGGTTTTCATCGTGCGCGCCATCGCTCACCTCCGTGATTGACCTTATTGCGCATCATCGATGATGCGCCATCCATACGTCGCGTTGCGTTGAATACGCTCTAATATCATGCGTCTGTGATGCTCTGAATCTATCGATTCAAATCGCCCGGCACGGTAACCGTCAGGCATAACAGGTAACCTGACGTCGGCGTAGATTATCGCTCCGTCTCTCGCGAACAATTCATACACCGCGCCGGTGCCATCTGTGAAAAACAGAATGTGGTTGCGTGATTTATCCATGCCACGATCCTTTCTCTGCAAGGGCCCGGATTACGGCCGATTTGTTGTTTCCGTGCGCTGCAAATGCCACGACAAGGTGCGGTGCGCGCCAACAGATGCGACAATCCGCGCATTTGATACCGCGCGATTGCTCCAGGCAGGCAACGTATTGTTGGCCATCCTGGGACCATGCGCGCGCCGGAAACTCACGTACGACACGTGCAACGCTGTAACCTCGCGCGCGCGCATCTGCGACGTCATTGTCGGTTTCACACGATGCGCGCATGCTGAGGTCATGCCACACGTCGGACGGAATCCGACGCCAATTATGTGTGTATCCCCACGCAGGTTGACCCGACACGCGTTGCCATGCACGCGCTGCGTCTGCAATCGCGCGCGCGCATTCCTCGCAATGTGCGTCACCGGACACGAAAAGTCGCAATGGGCGCTGGGCGTGCCCATTACGTACAGCGTCATAAATCGCTTCGGCAGCGTTGAGGCATGCGGTGTGACCGTCAGTATCGGCCAACCGTGCGACCTGAAGCGCGATAGGACCATATGTTGCGTAGCAGCCGTTGCCACGCAACGGACAATCCATCGGACACGCGTTCAAACTCACGTAGAGCGCCGACGCGTTGCCAACCTTTTTGTTTTCGGATCGGACAGCGAGAATTGCGCCTGCCATATGACACCTCCCAAAACAAAACTCTAACGCTTAAGGTGTAGAAACAATGTGTCTTTGAATGGTACCTCGATCAGGTCCGGTGCCTGAATCGGAACGTCATTGTTGGCTGTAGTACGTGCGATCCTGCCGCCATTCCAAACAATACAACCACGTGCCGGATGATCAGCACGTGGCAGCATTACGAAACCGACCGTACCGCGCGGATCACGCGTCACATAGACCGCGCCGTGCCATTGCCACGCGATATCCTGCAGTTTGCGCACGTGATGCGCAAACTCACTCTCAAGTTCCTCTGTATCCTCTCCGTTTGCGAACCGCTCATTCAATCGATCAATCCGACGTGCCGAGCGGTTCCAAGCATCGATCAGATTGGCCTTATCAAAAACCTCACCGCTTCGACCGAAGTTTTCGATAATGTGAATGAGAAGGCGTACCTTGGTATCACTAATCGCGCGCGCCATAATTCACCTCCGTTTGTTGTTTAGTTATTCCGCATGGTGCGGTCATAGTGACGCCATGCGAGTACTGCCTGATCCGATGGCGTCAGGATGCGACCGCGAGAGCGTGGCCAGGTATAGGGCACGCAATCGAAACCGCACGGCTCATAGTCAACAATGAGATCGTCACCCTCACGGTATAGATAGACCTTCTGGCCAGGTCGTGGATACCACCAACCGGCGGCCTTTACGCGACCTTCGGCCAATTGAGCGATTACGAAGTTGGCCATATTGCACCTCCTATGCCTATTGTTGAAGCTGATCATAGATCGGCTTCAGATACTCAACTTCGTTCGTTGCGTAGACTCGGCCGGGATGGTCCGGATGCGCTGCGAGTAGGAAACCCTCGGACCAGCCGAGTTTGTAGGCAACCATGCGCGGATCATCCGCGCTGATTACCAGACAATCACCGCGACTGTGTATGCAGGACTGGTAGGTGCGTTCCTCATTTAGAAACACATGTGACTGACCGCCGTATGTCCCCAGCACGTCATCACAATTCGTCAGTACGTTACCGACGTATTCAACCCATCCTCGCGATACGGCCTGAGGTTGACCACGTCGGTACCACCGGATCGCATCGCGTTTACCAAGCGTACGCGCCTTATCAAGGGCAAGTTTCCGTTCGACGTCATTAAGATCATCCCATGCTGCCGACAAAACTATCGCGTCACTAACGCCAACTGGCGCACCTTCAAGGGCGGATAGATACAGACTATTACACCGATGCATCACGCCACCTCCCAAACTAAACTCCATACCCATTCCGGTAGAGGTCTTCGTCAACCGCCATCGCGACAAACTCGCGATAAAGCGGCTCACCGCACGGCTCGCAGTAGATGCGACGCTCGCGTGGCCAGTAATACGCTGACTGACCGCGCGCGATTCGAACATTGCATTGCGCGCAGGTTCCGGTGTATTTGGCGTTTAGTTTATAGGGATCGCCTGCGTATCGCGTGTAATGTGCCATATAACACCTCCGTGTACTAGATAAACAGCGCCGATCAGTCTCTGCGACTAATCGGCGCTGTTTTACCACGCAGCGTTGCGAATCTCAGAGGGAACACTGTTTACATCTACAGCGTGAAACTCAATGCAAGGATAATTGTGTTCGTTGACATGGTTATAAGCCTCATGCTCGAAGAGGTGAATCTGACACTCGGTGCACACATAGTGTCCGAAGTACAGAAACGATACATGCTCTTCTGGCACGCGTGCACCGCACGTGCATGCACCATGTGCACAATTGGGATCAGCGAAAACCGCAAAAACCTTCGTCGGATTCATATTGCGCATATTACACCTCCGTACTCTGTCTAACGAATAGGTGCCGATCAGTCGCAATGACTGATCGGCACCTCTCCTACGGCGCGACGCAGAGGCTGGCCGCACCGATGATGCGGCCCTCTGCGTCGCGTACCGGATCACCGGGACATACCACGTCCCGGCGGCCTGCCGCCCAGGCCGCCTGCGCGGCCAGCGCAGACACAATATAGATCGTATTTGCCGCAGGCTCCGGGAGGTTCTCAACCTCCCCAAATCGCTTCGCGACCAGCGGCACAATTGTGCCGCCAGCCTCAATTGTACCGCGAGACTCGCTGACCTCACAGCACCGAGCGACGGTGCCGGATGGCGGGATCGTCAGTCCCACAACCGTCACCGTGTGCGGCGTCAGGTTAACCAACGTAACGCTCATAATCACCTCCCGATGCATCGCACGGCTCCCGTGCGACTCGCGCACCGACAGACTGCCACAATCAGCGCCATGTGTCAATACCTGATTCCAAAAAAGTTCGGACCGCGCGCCGTGCGCGGTGCCTTCCTTATTTATATATGCGCGCGTGCGACGTGTGCGTTCCTCGCGTCTCCCGACCAACCGGTCGCTCCCACGTGTAGAACATTTGTGCGCAAATGCTCGCTTACGAACCGAACATATGTGCGCAAATGCTCGCTTACGAACCGAACATTTGTGCTACTCGTATACGAGAAAGTTAGTATGCGAACCATTGAAACGTCAATCGGGTCCGCCTCCTGGTCGCCCGCGTGCCGCATATTTCGGCGTGCCCAAAAATAATGGCTCTCGATCTGTTCGAAATAATGGGATCGACCATCGGCCATGGCCGACGGCCGCGCCGATATTCGCGCATGGATTAACGGCGGCGGCCCAATGCCAGTGGCCCTCGCTGCACCAGCGCGGCACGACCAACGGCGCTCGGTCGCGCGAAATAATGGGTCCAAGCGGCGCTCGGTCGCGTGAAATAATGGGTCCAAGATCGTTCGAACAACCAGTTCTTCGCACCATAATGGACGCATGGTCGGCGTCGCGCGCGTCGCCCGGCAGGCGCGGCGGCTGCCATTCGATCTCCCAGCGCGCGTAGCGGCCTTGTTTGCCGACCGACTTACGGCCGCTTGGTGGCCAGACGCGCACCGTGATGGCCAGCCAGCGCACGACCCGCGCGCGGAAGCCGACGTCATCCTCGCTCGCCAGCACCTCGCGCAAAAGCGCGCCGATCTGCTCCAGGTCATCGAGCCACGCGAGCGCCCGCTGCCAGTTGCGGAGCTCCGCGCGCACGCGCGCCGCCTCGTCCTGCCAGCGCGTGAGCTGCCGCGCCGCCTCATCGAGGTGGACTTTGAGCGCGGCGCGCGCCGCCGGTTCCGAGAGGTCGGCGAGATCGGCGGAGAGCCGCTGGACGCGCGCCGAGAGCTCGCCGATCGTGGCCTCGATCTCCTGCACGCGCGCGGCGATGGCCTCGCCGCCCGCGAGCTCGCGCATGCGCTCGCGGAGGGCCACGAGGAACGCCTGGTCGGTGAGCCGCTCGCTGATGAACGCCCAGACCGCCTCATCGAGCGTCCTGGCCATGATGCGAAAATGGCGGCACGGCGCGCCCACGACCGCATCGTGGCGGTAGAACGCGACCAGCTCACCGTGACGGTTGCGCCGCGCGTAGCGCGTGAGCTGGCGGTCGCAGATGCCGCAGCGCACGTGCTGGTAGAGCGCCATCTGCTCCAGCACGTCGGCGTGCGTCGTACTGGCGCGCACGCGCTGGCGCGCGGCGTTCGCGTCCAGCATCTGGTTGGCGCGCTCCCATAGCTCTTGGCTCACGATGGGCGGCACGACCTCCGGCGATAGCCGCACGCGCTCCTCGGCGGGTCGTGGCACCTGCTTGCCGTAGGCGCGCCGCTCACCTGGCTGCCGCACGCTCTGCGTCTTGAGCGCCTCGGCCTCGCCCTTGTAGGCGGGATTGCGCACGATGCGCTTGACCTGGAGGCGCGTCCAGCCGCGACCGCCCCGTGGCGTCGACACGCCGTCGTCGTTGAGCTGGCGGGCCACGACGTTGATCGGCACGCCGTCCGCCACGGCCGCGAAGATGCGCCGTACCACGTCCGCCGTGGCCGCGTTGCGGGAATAGCGGCCCACCACGCGGCGTACACGGCCGCCGTGGCCGCGAATCTCGACCTCGTCGTACCGATATCCGTACAGCGCGCAGCGGCCGGGCAGGATACGGCCGTCACGGCGCACCACGGCCTCGCGGGCGGCCTTCGTCGTCTTGAGCGTGCTCCGCCACTGCTGCTTGGCCGCAAAGCCGTAAATCTGGCGCAGGAGCCAGCCCTCGTCGCTGTCGTGGTCGAAGTCTTCATGCACGAAGCACACGCGCGCGCCGTGGTGGCGCGCGACGACCATGAGGTAGGTCAGGTGATCGGGCTCGCGCGAGAAGCGCGCGGTGTTCCAGCAGACGATGACATCAAACGCGCCTTCCCGCAAATCCGCGAGAAGGCGCTGGAGCGCGGGCCGCTCGAACAGCTCAACGCCGCTATGACGCTCCACGTAGACCTTGGTGACGGTCCACGCGCGCTCCTGGCAGTACTGGCGGCAGTCGCGCTCCTGAACCTCCAGGCTCACCTGCTGGCTGTCGTAGCGGTCCGACTGGCGCACGTAGATGGCGGCTCGCATCTGGCACCTCGCTTGCGCGCTCAGTATAGCGGCGCAGAACGCGCCGGGCGAGCTCGGTGAGCAGGTCGTGCTCGTGTGTCTTATCCATCGCGACGGCGCTCCTCCGCCAGCTCCGCGCGCATGGCGTACTGCGCGTCGCGCCAGCGCGCGTAGGCGCGGTATGTTACGGGCATGACCTGCGCGAACAGCCACTCGATGGCTCGCGCTACCTCGCGCGTCTCGACCTGCGCGGCGCGGTCCGTGCGATTGAGCAGAAAGCGCATGAGGTTATGAGCATCGATCTGCCAGAAGCCACGGTAGAACACGCACCAGGCCGGTAACACGAGCCGCGCCTGCTCGCGCGCGACGCCCTTGTCCAGCAGGCGCTCGTAGAGCGCATAGCTCTCGTGCCAGTGACGCTGGAGAAGCTCCGAACAGGCGCGCTGCGTGTCCTCGTCGAGCGGCTCGCTGCTCATTTGCTTGTTTTGCGGATCAGGCGCGTACCACACCGACGGCGCGTAGTACCACTCGCGCAGCTTGTGGTACCGGCCGCTCTCCAGGCTCAGGCGCGCGGTGCGGTGCCGCACGATGTGCCACCATACGAGGAGCGGCACGTCCAGCTCGAACGTGAACACGACCTGCTCGAACGGGCTCGTGTGGCCGTTGTGGAGCAGGTACGCGATAAGCCGCGCGTCGCGCTCCGGTGTGCTGGCCATCGTGCTGCGAGCGGTCGACTGCCGCGCGCTGCGCGCGACCCACGCGTCGAGGCAACAAGCGCGCGGCAGCGTCTCGATAAGCCGCACCGCGCCGGAGCCCAGCACCTGGTGCTCGCCGATGGTGTTCTGGTGCGGCTCGTAGGGCGAGGCCTCCGGCGTCCTGATCCAGCCGATGGTGCGGCCGTCATCAGCGGAGCGAATTGTCATGTGGTAGCGCGTCTCACGATCCGTCATGTGAGCCTTCCTGATCGAACTCGGCGAGCACGAGCGCGTGCGCCTGCTCCTCCAGATGCCTGAGCAACGCGGCAAGGGCCTGGCGGCTGTCGCCCTCGTGCTGGTCGATCCAGGCCTGCCAGTCGTCGCGGTCCACGGCCACGGCGGCGCGCACGATGTCGCGCACGCCGTTCAGGTAGTTGATGCGGGCAATCGCCCGCTCGCGCAGCTCCTGGGCATGACGCGCCTCGCGCGGGCCGCCGATGAAGCCGCCGAACGCGTCAATGAGCCGTGCCAGCGCCTGACCGACGGCGAGCGCCATGGCGTGACCTCCGTTCTGGTGTCGATTGCGATTGCGGACGCGCGAGCGGCAACGGCAGGTCCACCGCCTCGCCGTGCACGAGGTGCGTGACCGCCACCGCCAGCGCGTCGCTCACGTGGTTCGTGGGCAGGCGCGGCAGGTCAAACAGCGCGCGCACCGCGTGCGCCACGGCCGCCTTGCTGGCACGGCCGTTGCCAGTTAAGGTCTGCTTGACAATCGACGGCGAGTACTGGCTGTGCGGCTTCTCCGTCGCAAGGCAACAGGCACGCAGGACGCCGCGCACCTCGTGCGGCTCAATTCGCGACCGCGCGCCGTAGATGGGGCCCTCCCAGGCGACGTGGTCCACGTTGTCGAACATGCGCCGCGCCCACCGCTGCACCGCGTCCGTGAGCGCCTCGATGCCCGTGCCGAGCACCGGAATCTCGCCGTAATCCACCACCCGCGCGCCCTCGTGCTCCGACCACATCACGACGGCGTAGCCGCACGTCTGGCCGGGATCGACGGCGAGGATGGTGCGCGTGGCCGCTGGCGCGTTTCGCGCCGCGCGCGACGCTTGCGACTCTTGCGACTGGTCACGACCGCACTGGAGGCACCGTCGGCCATCCTCGTCCTCAAACACGTCTCCATGACAGCGAAAGCAGGATCGCATCGTCCATACCATCAACCGCACCTCGAATACCCGCATGCGGGGCAAAGTAAACAGCCCTCGGTCATCTGTGCGCCGGAGCCGCATTGCGGGCACAGCACGCCACCAAGGGCGTTCGGTTCCGCCGCCGGCGGCTTGGACTCGCGCTTGGCCTCGGCGCGCTCCTCGGACCGAGAGCCCAGATATTGCTCCAGGTAACTTGCCAGGTAGTCCACGAGCGATGTCGCCGTTGGTATATCAGGCGTGTTCGTGCGTCCGTTGGGCGTGAACGTCATCCCGCGCAAGCGGCGGATGATGGCCTCAAGCGGCACGTCGTACTGCAGCGCGGTGGAGATCGTGCGCGCGAGCGCGTGCAGCAGGCCCTGCATCGTGGAGCCCGCCTTGCCCGCGTTGAGGAACAGCTCCAGCGGCGCGCCGTCCTCATCCAGGCCCACGTGGATGTACAGGTTGGAGCCGTCGGCGAACGTCACGTGCCGCCTGCGCGCGGCGACCTCGTACGGCACATCCTTGGGCACGATCACGATGCGCAGCATGTTGTTTAGCGCCTCGCTTGCGTCGCTCGCGCTCGACATCGATGTCGATGCCGAGGCGTCGGGCTTGGTGGACGTCAGCACCTGCGCCGCCCGGCAGCCGTCGCGGAACACGGTGATGCCCTTGCACCCAAGCTGCCAGGCGAGGAAATAGACGGCCTTGACGTCCTCAACGGTGGCGCTATTCGGCAGGTTGACCGTCTTGCTCACGCCAAGGTCAACGGAGCGCTGCCAGGCCGCCTGCATGCGCACGTGCGCCTCCGGCGGAATCTCCAGCGCGGTGGAAAAATGTGGCACGTCAGCGAATGGGTGCCATACCTCAAGCTCGGTGCCATCCTCCATCCGCCGTATCCAGCTCCGCGCGAACACCGGTTCAATCCCGCTGGAACAGTCGGCGATAATGCTGATCGTGCCGGTGGGCGCGATGCTCAAGACCGTGGCGTTCCGTCGCGGCCGTGGCGCACGGATGGGAGAATACTCCGGATACGAACCACGTTCCCTGGCCAGCGTCTCGCTCGCCTCCAAGGCCTCCTCGCGGAAGAACTCGGCGAACCGCTCGCCGAGCCGGATGGCCTCGTCGGACTCGTAGCGCAGGCCACGGCGGAGCAGGTAATCGTGCCAGCCCATGACGCCAAGGCCGATCTTGCGCGTGGCGAGATTTGCCTGCCGGAACTCCTTGGTGGGCATCTCGTTGACCGTGACCACGTCGTCCAAAAACCGTACGGCGGTGTGGATCAGGTTCCGCAGGCGGCGGCTGTCGCGCGTGTCGGCAAACGGGTCCTCGATCTCGCTGAAATGGGCGAGGTTGATGGAGCCCAGGTTGCACGACTCGTACGGCAGAAGCGGGACCTCACCGCACGGATTGGTGGCGCTGAGCTTTCCCAAATGCGGCGTCGGGTTGTCGCGCTCGGCGCGGTCGACGAAATACAGACCGGGATCGCCGGTGCGCCAGGCGCTCTCGCAGATGGCCTGCCACAGCTCGCGCGCGGGCACGCGCGCCACGACCTGGTCCTTCCAGCGCAGCTCCCACTCGCCGTCCTCGATCAGGCAGCGCATGAAGGCGTCCGGCACCGCTACCGAGATGTTGAAGTTCTGGCAACTTACGCCGTCGTCCTTGACGTGAATAAACTCCAGGATGTCAGGGTGCGTGATGGACAGGATGCCCATGTTCGCGCCCTTGCGGAACGCGCCGTGCCCCTGCGTCAGCGTCTCGGAGAGCTGGTTCAGGTCCTTGAGCACCGCCACCGGCCCGCACGCCGAACCTTGTGTGGTACGAATCGGCCAGCCGCGCGGGCGGATCACCGACAGGTCGAAGCCGGTGCCGCCGCCGTACTTCTGCGCCCAGCCCGCCTGCCTGCGGCACTCGGCGATGCCGTCCCAACTGTCGCTCAGGCCTACGACGAAGCACGCCGAAAGCGTGCCGCCGCCGGGACGTCCCGCGTTTCGCAAGGTTGGCGAGTTAGGCAAAAAGTCCAGGTTGGCCATCATGCGGTAGAACTCGCGGCTCCAGTAGGAGCGATGCTCCTCGCGCTCGCCTTGTGCCACCGCTTGCGCCACGGCCCAGAAGCGCTCCTCCGGAGACTCGCCGTCGATGAGATACCGGCGCTCCAGGACCGTGCGCGCGTGGTCACTTAAGCGGGTAATGGGGAAGGGCACAGAGTCGGGCACGATATTCCTCCAAGTCTTCGGGTGAAAGTCGTCGGGGAACCCACGGCTGCGCTCGCCGCCGTGGGCTTTTCGAGCCAAATCCTGGCAACGCGACGTTCCAAGGCGGCTGGAAGTGATCGATCAGGAACGCCTCCACGGTGTGAAGCCACGGGGTGTCCGTCGGCAGCAGCCGAACAGACACCCGTTCCAGATCGATACCGGCGCGGGCAAGGCTGGTGCGGTGGTCGGAGATGCGGTATCGGAGGTTGAAGGTTGCCCCGAGGTAGACGGGCCATTCGGCGGGAATAAGCTCATACAACGGGTCCTCGTCGTCGGTGTAGTGCAGGCTGTAGAGACCGCGCTCTGGCGGCACCTGCGCCTGGATCGGCTGGCGTTCGCATGCCAGGAGCAGCCGAGCCCATGGCAACAGCAGACCATCAAAGCTACAGCCGTGCGGCACGCCAGTCATCGTAACGCTGCTTGTCGGCCCAGCTCCTCTCTGACACGCTGGCGTCCACCACCATCGGCACGCGCAGCGGAGGTCGCAGCCCGGGAAAATCCGTCATCGCCGCGCGCGCCGTGCGCACCAGCGTGTCAACGGCCGCCACGTCGGCCGGACATTCGAAGATGAACTCATCGTGGATCATGGCCACGAGGTACGCGTCCAGCTCGCCGAGGCGCTCGTGCAGGCGAATCATGGCCCGCTTGGCCATGTCCGCCCCGCTGCCTTGGATCACCCAGTTCATGACCGCGTACAGCCGATAGTCGGCGCGGTCGCCGGTCGGCTCCGGCACGCGGTAGCGCCTTCCGAACAGGTTCTCCACATAGCCGTGTTGCTCGGCCTGCCGCCGCAGGCGAAGGCCGTACTCGCGCACCTCCGGGTACTCGTCCCAGAAGGCGCGCCACAGGAGCTCGGCCTCCTCCGGCGTAATTCCCAGCGTGTCGGCCAGGCGGCGGACGCCCATGCCGTACAGCACGCCGAACATGATCGTCTTGGCCCGTGCGCGCCACATTGCCTGCACGTCGGCGGGCTCGGAGGCGAGATCGATGCCGCTCACGCGGGCAATCGCGAACGCGGTGCGCCGGTGCAGGTCCTCGCCGCGCGTGAGCGCCTCGATCATGGCGCGGCAATTGCTGGCGTGGGCGAGCAGCCTGAGCTCCATCTGCGACCAGTCGCAGAACACGAACCAGTAGCCGTCGCGTGGGATGAACGAGCGGCGCACGCTCAGGCCGTGGTCCTGGTCATCGGGATCGTCGCGGGCGACGTTCTGCAAATTTGGTGTGCGGCAGCTCATGCGCCCCGTGAGGGCCTCGATCTGCTGGTAGTCGGGGTGGATGACGCCCTCGGCGTCGGCGAGGGTGAGGTAGCTCGCGAAGTAGGTCTCGCGCAGCTTGTGCAATCTGCGCGCCTCCAGCACGCACGCCGCGAGCTGGCCCGCCGGGTCGTCGGGATCGCGGGCGACAAGCCGCTCCAGCACCGACGCATCCCACGACACCTGACCGCGCTCGGTGTAGCCCATCGCCGTGACGCCTAGTCGCGCGAAGGCCTCGCTTACCTGGTCCTGGTGGAACGGCCGGAACGGCAGGCCGGTGAGCTCCCGCCAGCGCTCGGAAAGCCGCGCGAGGCGGTCATCGATGCGCGCCAGCGCGTCGTGGCAGTAGCGGCGGTCGATGCGCATCCCGCGCCGTTCCATGGCAACGAGCGCGGGCAAAAGCGCCTGTTCGGTGCGCAAGATGTCGAACTGCCGGTTGGTCTCCAGCTCGGCGGTAAACCGACGTTGCAGGCGCGCCACGAGCCGCACGTCCTGCACCGCGTAGCAGCACATCTCCACCGGCCAGAACCAGTCGTAGCGCGACGGCGCGAGCGTGCGGTTGGCATCGCCGCGCTCGCGCCAGCCGCGCCGCCGCAGCTCATCGGCGATCCACCGCTCGGCGGCCCGCTCCGCCTCGGCCATGGCCTGGTCATAGCCGCTCGCCAGGCGGTCCTCGACAGCCAGCGCCTTGAGCGCAAGGCTCTGGCGGCTCGTGTTGCCAAGGCGCGCCATGACCAGCGTGTCGACGATCTCGGCGTGCTCAAAGTACACGCCGTCGGCGGCGAGCATGTGCAGGTCGAACTTGGCGTTGTGCATATAGATCGCGGGCACCAGGCGGTCGATGCGGTGCAAGAGCAATCGAAGCGCCGCCAGGCTTGCCTGGGCAAACGGCCGCTCCATGCGCCGCATGGCGGCATCCGCGCTTGCCTTGCCCGATAGCTCGGACGGCTGATGGCGCACCGGCACGTAG